GGATCGTTTCTAAGCTACTTTTATTATTAATTAAAGGAAAGTTATGATTAACGTATCAGAAGTAATTACAGACCCGGATTTTGCGCAAGCATTTACTGTTTATCGCTCTTCAGGAGATTGGGTGTCAGGCAGATGGACAGAATCAACTCCAGAACAAATAACAATGACCGGGGTGATTTCAGTAATGAGCGAAAAAGAATTACAAGCAATGCCGGAAGGTGATAAAATAAAAGGTGCAATGGTATTTCATACCACACAAGAATTATTCGTTACAAGAAACGGAACAGAAAAAGGAACCTCGGATAAAATTTATTGGCGTGGTGATTATTATAGATTATTCAATATAGCTCCTTACATAGATTACGGCTATTACAGAGCAGCCGGTGAGCGTATTACAGGAAATTAGAATGACAGAAATAAATAAAACACTATCAGAATTTGAAACATTTATACAATCGTTGGTTGTTTCATTGCTTGGTTGGAATTTAACAACTCCAGATAAAACAAACGATGTAAGGATTGCATGGGAAGAAGGAGGTCAGCCAGCAGCAAGCATAACAGATAATGTAGTTTATGTCGAGTGCTTTGAAGTTGATACTCCTTATAATAGATTAAGAGAAGAAACTGATACATGGGAAATATCTCCCGATGAGTTTACTAAAGAGACAAGTTATACAAGACAAATGCAGGTTAATTTAATTTTATATGGCTCAGATAGTTTTGATAATGCACAAACAATTAGAGATAATATTTTTTATCCAGATCATCAATTAACATTGCAGCAAAACCACATTTATCTTGTTCACGATATACCTTCGCCGAAAAGAGTACCGGAATATTTTCAAAGTTTATGGTGGAAGAGAGTTGATATGAGTTTAAGATTTAACGAATTGGTCATCAAGAGCATTTCAGTTCCTGCAATTGTAAGTGCAAATATTAATGTCTATGATGATAATGGTAATTTAATTACTGAAATTACAGAATAAATAAAGAGAGGTAAAAATGACAACTTTAAATTTAAATTCAATAGTGGATGTAACAGTTGAAGTATCTCCTTCATCTGCTCCTAGAGCAACATTTAATCAGTTATTGATTTTAGGGGTTACAGGACTTACTATTGCAACGCCGATTACAACTTCAGAGAGAGTAAGGGAATATACTGCTACGGCAGATATGCTTACTGATGGATTTTTAACAACAGATGCTGAATATCTTGCAGCCGTAAAATATTTTGCACAGTCACCGGCTCCTGATGTATTATGGGTTGGCGTTCGAGATAATACAACTTCTCCGGAAGAATCAGTATTGGAAGCATTACAGGCCTGTAGAACAGCAGAAGCTGATTGGTACATTGGATATTCAGTAGAAGTAATTACTGCCGCTGATATTATTGAGGTTGCCCCAGTAGTTGAGACAATGACCCCTTCTACTATTTTTGCATACAACTCAACCGATTCTGATATTCTTACTTCTAATCCTACTCCGGCAGATGTTTGTACTACATTAAAAAATAATAGCTATCAAAGAACAATTGGAATGTATAGTTCTGTTGCTCATGCTATGGCAGCTATAATGGGAAGGGCTTGCGGATTAAACAATGGGAATGCAAATTCAACATTTACTTTAATGGGTAAAAATCTTGTTTCAGTAACAACAGAAAGTGTTACATCTTCTCAGAAATCAATTGTAGAAGCAAAGAATTGTAATTTATATTTGTATTATGCAAATTACTATTCAATATTTGAGCCTGGGGTAATGGCGAATGGTTATTTCTTTGACCAGATAATGAATAGGGATATGCTTGTAAATGATATTCAGCTTTCTTGTATGGATTTAATTTACCAGAACAGAAAAATACCTCAAACAGAAGCAGGCATGACAATGATTTACAATGCATTAGTTAAGTCTTGCGAACTGGCTGTTGCAAGAGGACATCTTGGTCCCGGAACTTATACCGGAATTAACTTTAAAAATTTAAATACCGGAGATGCAATGCCTAATGGCTATGTAATTCAGCAAGATAGTTTAGCCGATCAGTCATCTGCTAATAGGGCATTAAGAAAAGCACCTGCTTTCTATGTAACAATTAAAGAAGCTGGCGCCATTCACAGCGTGACCATTCAAATTCTTGTAAATATTTAATAATGACATAAGGAGGATATAATATGTCTCAAAGCACATACAGTTTCCTGGATACAATTATTGTCTTTGCACATCCAGATTTAGCAATACCAATTACAGTTACAGGAGAAGGTGCAGGGAGTATCTCTGTATCAATGACAGATAACAGAACAGCATTTGATACAGCAGCTGATGGCTCAATTATGATTTCAAAGATTGCCGGAAATTCTGGCTCTGTTTCTATCAATGTACAGCAGACTTCTTTGGTACATAAGAAATTACTGGCTTTATATAATCTGTTAATATTGGCTGCTCCATCAAGTTGGGCAACAGCGGCAATGACAATTAAAAATATTACGGACGGCACAGGGCATTTATGTACTGGGGTTGCATTCCAGAAAATTCCCGATAAGAGCTATCAAAAAGAAGGTCAGCATGTCACTTGGACCCTGATGGCCGCAGACGTTCAGAGTTTAACAGTTTAATTTAATTAAAAAGGAGAAAGTTTTATGGTTAAGGAGAAAACAAAAACATTTGAATTGCAAGGTAGGCGTTGGCAAGTAGAAAAAGTTACCGCTCTTGATGGCTCAAATATTATCCGCAAATTTACAAGTAGCGGTTCGGGAAACCCTCAAGATTTTTTATCTGGGTTATCTAATGATGAATTTTCTAACACTCAAAAGATATTGTTATCTAAAATATCTGAAGTTCAAAATATTAATAATCAAGAAATGATGATTCCTATAATAACCCCTTCGGGGGTTATTTCATCCGCTCTTTCTGAAGATGCAGGATTGACTTATTTGTTAACTGTAATTTCATTGAGTTTTAGCATGTCAGGTTTTTTCGACGGGAACGCATTGACGGAATTTCAAGAAGTAGTGAAAATTATCAATGCGTAGAACCAATAAATGTTAATGGTTTTGCTTATGCTCCCGTAATGGCTAATTATTGGAAACACCATGAAGTTTTTGACGGCACATATACAATAGATGATTTATTAGATATACATGAATTAATGTTAGTTAAAATGGAAAATGAAAAAAGATTTCAAGAATCGAGAGAAAAATAATGGATACTTCTACTATTAAATCATATCTTATATCATTAGGTTTTGAAGCAGATGATAATATGTATCGTAAGTTTTCTGCCGCTCTTTCTAAAGCATCGAGCGAAGTAGAAAAGCATACTAGCATAATGGCTAATTCTTATGTAAAAGCCGGTGGGGTTATTATAGGGGCTGTAGGTACTATAATTGCTTCTACCACTATGCTTTTAGATAGTTTGGCCAAAGCTGATTTAGGGTATGAAAAATATGCTATGCGTATGTACATGGCAAGAGATGCCGCCAAACAGTTTAAAATAGTTACGGATGCGATGGGAGAATCATTAGAAGATATTGCATGGATTCCTGAACTTAATGAGAGATACAGAGCATTAATGACAGAAACTTCTAAAATGAAACTTCCATCAAGTTATGAAGATCAAATGAGAATGATTCGAGATATTAAATTTGAATTTACTCGTTTGAAAATAGAATCAACTTATGGTTTGCAATGGATAGGCTACAATATAATTAAAAATTTATATGATCCATTAGGAAAAACAAAACTTAGCTTCAGTGATTTTAATGATTATATCAGAGACAATATGCCTCGCTTGGCAAAAGAAATTGCTGACGATATTACTATGATTTTACAGCCATTACAAAGTTGTTGGGAACTTATAAAAGATTTAACAAGTTCATTAGGTGATTTGTGGGATCAAATGAGCGATACTGAAAGAATAGTTGCTTTTGGTGCTGCTATTGCCGCTGTATTTTATGTTAGTGGTCCGGTTGGCAGAGCAATAATGATTATAGGGGCGTTAACTATTGCAATTGATGATTTTTATGGGGCAATGAAGGGCAAAGAAACCATGCTTCCTATTGAAGCATGGTGGGGTTTTGTAGCGGTTGCCGATAGTTTAGGACGTATGTTAATGACGGTTGCTCTTGCATTAAAAACAATTAATAATTTAGTTGGAATTGGCGGAGAAACAATTGGGAAATGGGTTACTGGTGCTGTTGCAGGTATAACCGGAGATGAAGGTGCAAAAAAAGCATATAAGAAATTAAGCGAAAGTAAAGAAAAAAGATGGAATCAAGTAAAATACGACGTTAAAGAAATTGGTGCTGTTTGGGAAGCAGGAGGGGATTATGGCGTATTAGGTAAAATGCCAAATGATTTTTATATGTCTAATGAAGATAGAAAAAAAAGATCGGTATCAATGAATCTTGCTGAAAGCGATTTACAAAATATTGAGCAATATAAAGAAGCAGTTAAATCAGCTTTCGGTAAAGACGCGCCTACTATGATGAGAGTTGCACAAGCCGAATCTGGCTGGGATAAAACAGCAACAAATAAAAACAAAAATAAATCTCAAGATTATGGTTTATTTCAAATTAATGATAAGGCTTGGGGAGATAGGTTAAAAAAAGAAGGAATAATTAAAGAAACAAATGATTTATTAGACCCCGCAACAAATATAAAAGCTGCTCAATATGTTTTGCAACAACAAGGATTAAGCGCATGGGAATCCTCAAGAATACAATCTAGTGGCGGTGGATGGGGGCAAGGTCAAAGCCAACAAGGTGATATTCATATTGAAAATGTTAATCTAAATAATTATAAAGCTAATGAAGCAGGAAGAGCGGGCAATGATTTTGTAACAACGGTAAGAGCGTGTGTCGCAAAAGGCACTTGTGCAAATTAAAGGAAACATAATGACGATAAATAATCCAAATTTAGGTTTAACAAATACTCAATATTCTCCTTGGAAAGCTTCTGCCGAAACCATTGCAGGGTCATCATATATTTTTGACCCTGCAAATGTGAGTAATAATCCATATAGGCCAAAACAATGGAACGAAACATTATTGTTTTTTTTAACAGTTAAAAACTCAGAAGGCGATTATTACTATTATTTTGATGGAGTGTTAAAGACAGAGCATGTTAATCAAAGAAGGATAACACAGCATCCAGTTCAGATAGGGGCAAATATTACAGATCATAGTTTTCAATTGCCTGCGAGATTAACAATGGAAATTGGCGTATCAGATGTAATGGATTGCTATAAGGGCGAATATGATTGGATGTCGGAAACAGATAGTCGTTCTATAAATGCTTTTCAGAAATTAAAGAAAATAGAAGAATCAGGGATAGGAATATCAGTAACAACAAGATTATTTACATATGATAATATGGTAATTGAAAGTATTTCGGTCCCTGAAGATTACAGAACAAGATACTCATTAAGAGCATCTATTATATTTCAGCAAATTATAACAGTTCAAACATCTAGAACAAAAATACCATTGAAAGAAAAAGAACAGACAGTAAAAGAAATTAGTTTAGGAAATGTATCAGTTAAAAATTTGAATCAAACCACAGGTGCTCAAATTATTAATAAAATAAAACGCCCTACAGGAACGTAATAAATGAAAACAAATAAAGAAAATTTTAAATTAAAAGTAAATGTAAAAATGCAATTATTCGATAGTTCTGGAAATCTAAAAACTACTCGAAGATTGCATAATGCTAAAACTAATAATGCACTATATGGATTATTAGACCAGTTGCTTGATACTCCAACATTAGCAAAAGTAGGATGGATGGAATTAGGTACAGGAACTCCAACATCAACTTTGCTTGGCGCATATATTGCAGGCTCAAGAACAGTAATTACAAAAACAAGAACATTAAATGTAATTACTATTACTTGTACATTTGCAGCAGGAGTTGGAACTGGAGATATTACAGAGGTAGCATTATTTGATGTGGCAACAGAAAATACAACTAATATGTGGTGTTCTGCAACCGATTTTACAACAATACCAAAGACAAGTACAGACTCATTAGTAATAACTTGGACTTTAACTATAAATTAAGGATTAAATAATGGCTTTAATTACTGCCGATATTTTAAATGAAGACTGTTCTGATATTTCAGATTGGACTGATAATGATAACGTAAACGGCGTATCGGAAGTTTCTCCTGCTGGACAGTTTCGTATGGACGCAAACAACCATGCAAATTTTTGTATCGCTTCAAGATATAGGGTGTTAAGTTCTGTTCCTAATCTTTTCACACTAGAAATCAGTTTAAATCATACTGCACTAGGAACAATAGCAAACACAGATTATTTCCGGTTGTCTTTTGCTAAAACGGGGTGGTCATTAGTTCCTTATTTCGCTTCCGATGGATTGTTTATTGCAGGAACTGGCGGTGGAATTTTCGAGGTTGAGACAAATCTTGTTTCTACTGGAACACAGCAAATATGGAGGTTTCAGGTTGATTGTACAACTCCATCTACGGCAACGGTTGAAGTATTTTTGAATACTGTTTCGCAGGGGACAGTAGATTGTAGTTATACAGGAACAATATTCGGAAATAAATATATCGTCATAGCACAGAACGGTCAAACAACCGACAATATGCTAACACATATTGAACATATCAAGATAGGAACTGGATTTGGTGAATTTCCAGCGACTTTATCTTTAAGCGATAGTTTTACTTTATCCGATGAATTTTCAAGGGTTGCATCATTTGAAAGAGAATTTAATGATTCATTAAACTTATCGGAAGGGACGACCCTTGATCCTACATACGATTTAGCAAGTATTGAAATTACCCCATATTCAGGTATAATGATAGTAAATTCATCGCAACAAGTAAATGCGATAACCCATTATAATTTTAGCTCGAATACTAATATCACCAATATTGCTACTTGGTCTTCTTCTAATCCAACAGTTGCTACAATAGATTCAAATGGATTAATAGTGGCTCTTTCAGCCGGTATAAGTTTTATCAGAGTGACTTTTGGTTCAGTTTCAACGCTTGTTATGTTACAAGTCGAAGCTATTTCAACTTCAATAACAGAAGATAGTATATTTCAGCAAATTCCATTAACCCCAGACCCTAATCAAACATTTAGTTGTACATTATTAGTCGATGGGAAAAATATTCCAATAAATTTCCAGTTGCGATGGAATGCACAAGCTAACTATTGGGTAATGACCTTAATTAATTCTGCAAATGGAACTTACTATGTAGATAGTATTCCTTTAATCGCTGGAGTTCAACCTGCAATAAATATTTTACAGCCTTATTCTTATTTGAAAATTGGAAGTTGCTATATAGTAAATATAAGCGGAATTAATAGCGATTATCCAACAAGCGAAAATTTAGGAATAGACTATATAATGCTTTGGGGAGATACAGAAATCGTATGAGTGAACTTTACGGAAGAAAATTTAAGCTTACTATAATTTTGAATCCTAAAGACAATACCGATGCCTTAGCAATAGCGGCTGGTTATCCTGCTACTACAAACCCTTTAGAGTTTCTTGGAATTGGCCCGGAGTTAGACGCCATTGTTATTGAGCAAAATAATTTAGAGCAAAATTCTTTAAGGGTAACATTCGATGTCGACTATCCAGGATTACAAGGCTGGTATTATTCTGAAATTGTTATTTATAACTTCAATATTTCTACTCTAATGCAGGTAATAGACTATGGTGCAGCTGTATCTTTACAGGCTGGGTATATCAATGGCAACTATGGTGAAATATTTAATGGGTATATTTTTCAATCATTATTCGAAAGAGAAAATGTTACTGATTATAAATTAACTTTAAGATGTGTTGATGGGAAGAGATTATTTTCAAATGAATTTACAGCTTTTAAATTAGAGGCGGGCAAGAATAATCAAGTAGCTCATTTTAATGCAATAGCTGCTTATTCTCAAATGCCAATTGAAATTGGAAATACTCCTTCTCAATTAAGAACTACTGCAATGGATAGAGGAGTCACAGTATTTACAACTCCGGCAAATGGTTTAGCTGATTTGCTTAAAAATTATTCAATAGATAAAACAAACGACGGATGTTTTTTTACTAAAAAAGGCGTAACTAAATATTTCAATATGAATGACCCTTTAAAAGAACCGCCTATTAAAATTTCTCCAACAGGTGAAGGTGGGCTAATAGGAACCCCAATACAAACACAATATGGTTGTAATTTTACTTGTTTGTTAAATGCTCAAATAGAATTAGATTTGCCAAGGGTTCAAGTTGCATTAGATCAATCTCAAATAAGAGCAGTAAAAGCAGCGCAAGGAATATTGTTGTCTCCGCTTGATTACGACCAAACTTATCAAGTAATTGGCGTACGACATGTTGGTGATACAAGAGGAAATGAATGGTATACTTATGTAACAGGAATTAATAGTCAAGGTGCTCAGGCATTAATGGAAACAACCCAAGAAAGAGGATTATAAATGTTAGGTATAGCAGAACTATTAAGCAATCATCCGCAAATAGAATTAGAAATAATTAGAAGATTTTTAAATCAGTTTTCTTTTGATTTACGATGTGCAGCTCCAGGGATTATTACTTCTTTTGATTCTGACAAACAAACAGTAACGGTTCAATTGGCAATAAAAGAAGTAATAGAAATAAGCCAAAAAGAAAACACTTATAAAAAAGCAATAAAGATTCCTGAAATATTAGATGTACCAATTATAATTCCTAGAGCAGGTGGATATTCAATTACGCTTCCTGTTCAAGTTGGTGATGAATGCCTAGTTATATTCGGAGATACTTGTATTGATAGTTGGTGGAAAAGAGGTTGTCCAATGCAGACAACCGGCAAATATCAAACTCAAGACCCCGCCTCGTTACGCAGACATGATTTGTCGGACGGGTTTGCAATTTTAGGATGCTGGAGCCAACCAAATGTAATACCTGATTATTCAACCGATAGCTTAGAAATTAGAACAGACGATGGAAATACAAAAATAAAAATTAAAGATGGCGAAGTAACTATTTTTTCCGATTCAATTAAACTTGGAGATTCTACTGGATTAAGAAAATTAATAGATGAAAGAATAATAGATTTAATTAATTTACATACTCATCCATATGTTAATGTTTCATCTCCATCAACAACTTCTCCGCCAACAACTCCATTAGTATTAGCAAATTGTTCGACAACTAAAACAGAGGCATTATAATTATGAAATATCGCAGAATTGATAGTACCGGAGAGCCTCAATATGGTCAAGGCAAACAAGACTTTTTACAAGGGATTGCCGCTGTAGCACAAGCCATACAGACAAGACTGAAATTATTTTATGGCGAATGGTGGGAAGACATTACAGACGGACTTCCGTTATGGACAGATATAATTGGTTTTGGCGGAAGCAATAAAGATAAAGTAAATGCTTTAATTACTAAACGAATATTAGATACAAAATTAGATGAAACAAAATTAATATCGGAAGTAACAGACGTTACGAATACTTATTCATCAACATTAAGAAAATATACTTATTCGTCAAAAGCAAAAAGTATATATGGAAATATAACAATATCAAATGGAGCTTAACATATGAGCTACTTCTCTCCCAGCGTAGATAGTACTGGCTTTCATTCCCCAACATATTCAGATATATTGGATTATCTATTAACATCATATAAAAATATTTACGGACAAGATGTTTATTTAGGAAATGATGCTTCTGATTATCAATGGATTTCTGTTGTTGCAGATAAAATATATGATGTATTAGCTGCATTACAACTTGATTATAATAATAGAGGTGTATTAACAGCTGTAGGTGCAGCTTTAGATGGTTTGATTAAAAGTAATGGCATCACAAGAAAAACAGCCACATATTCTATTTGTACAGTTACACTTACAGGAATTGCAGGAACGGTTATAACAAATGGCGTAGTTCAAGATTTATCTGGCTATTATTGGGATTTATCTTCGTCTGTAACTATTGGGATATTAGGGACTATTGATACTACCGCTACTTGTAGAACTATTGGCTCAATATCTGCTTTACCTGCATCAATTACATCTATTGTTTCTTCACAAGCAGGCTGGACTGCTGTTACAAATTCAGTTGCGGCTGTATTAGGACAACCTGTAGAAACAGATTCACAATTAAAGGCAAGGCAATCATTAAGCACAAGATTAGCTTCTCATACAATGTTAGCAGGGACAGTTGCAGGTATTGCCGCAGTTGCAAATGTTACAAGATATAATGTACATGAAAATAAAACAGATTATACAGATGCGCAAAGTTGCCCTCCTCATTCTATTACTTCTGTTGTAGAAGGCGGAACTGACGATGATGTTGCGGCTGCAATATTTTTTAACAGAGGAATTGGTTGTAATACAAACGGTGATATTGATGTTACAGTTACAGACCCCGATACTAATGAAGACATTGTAATATCATTTATGCGCCCAACTTATATTCCTATATATGTAGATGTAGATGTTACAAAATTTACAGGTTATACTGATTCAATCACAACAGATATTGAAAATGCAATTTATACATATCTCAATGAATTACAGATAGGGCAAGATTTAACAATCTCCGGTTTATATGCGGCAGCAATGGCGGTAATGGACGATATTACAAATCCATTATTTTCTATAACTTCTTTAAAAGCAGGAACTTCTCCTACTACTGGAACAACAGATGTAAATATTGGTTTTAGTGAAGTGGTTCAAGGAATTTTAGGAACTTCCCCAGAATATATTAATGTGGTGGCAACATGACTGTAGCAAATACAGAATATTTAAAATTAATAACGTCTCAATATCAAGGGGCACCAAAGTTTTTAGAATGGCTAACTGCTTCATTGATAATATTAAACGACATTTCTGAATGTGCGGATTTAATGCCTTCATATTTTGATTTAGATACGGCAGTTGGAGTACAATTGGATGCTCTAGGTTTGATTTTGGGGCAAACAAGAATATTGCCTTTTGAACCAACAGATGGTTCATCGTCTAAACTAACTGACGCCATTTATAGAAAAGTATTAAAACTAAAAGCATTTACTAATAACTGGGATGGCTCAACAAGTTCTATTTATGAAGCTTGGTATGCAATATTTCCTGATGTTGATTTAACAATTACAGATAATCAAAATATGTCTGCTACTGTTTCAATTACAGGGAACTTATCTCAAATTGTTATAGATATGATTAATAATGATTTGGTAATTCCGAGACCAGAAGGCGTTCAATATAATTTTGGCGGCGGAACATTAGCTCCAATTCCTATTTTTGCATTTGATTTAGATAATGATTATTTTAAAGGCTTCGATGAAGGATATTGGGATTCTACATTTATATAAAATAAGGAGACTATATGGCAACAAGTAATTTTTTACAACATGATTCAGATAAAAATAATATACAAAATGATGGAGATTTTTTAGCTTCAGCAACTAGAACTGGAGGCTTTGTTTCAGGGCAAGCCCCTTCTGTTTATTTCAATAAATTGCTTTATCAATTATCTACAATGATTGCTGCCCTTGGTCAAGCAATGGCAAATAAAGGATATACCGTTGCAGACACAACTTTGGCTACTCTTACAACTGCTTTAGAAAATATAATGACTCTAGCAGACATGGGAGATTATACGACTAATGCCGAAATGGTTGACTATGTAGCGTCTCAAATTCCTGTAATTGATTTTACTAATTCGAAAACTACAAATGGTTATCAGAAACTGCCTAATGGCTTAATCTTGCAATGGGGAAAATATAATTCTAATGTATCTGAATCGGATTATAGTATAACCTTTCCAATAGTATTCCCAACAGCTTGTTTAAACATAACCGGCAACGTTATTAATACCGTGGGAAGCGGAGACTATAATACTTGGGTACAAGTTAGATCTATTACAGCAACTACCGCCGTTATCCGTATTCAAGCCGCAGAATCAGTTGGAGGTAACGGCTTCTATTGGTTCGCCATTGGCTATTAAATTTTAAAAGGAGAACGTATGAATTTATCACTTGGTGATGGTTTAACAATAATGTCTATACTTAGTTTTATTCTTGCAATTGCTTATCGAATATTACCCCCTAAAAAATCCAATTGCAATACTACTAATGCTACAATAGGACAATGTGCAGACCATTTAAATATTGCAACAGAACAGGCTACAATTAAAGCTACATTAAAAAATGTAGAATATGGGGTTGAAGAGTTAAGAGAAGGGCAAGAATCAATTAGAGACCAACTTACAAAGTTTATAGAGAGATTTATTCAGGTATAAATATGATTAATATAAAAAATCGTAAAGCATTTTTAGATATGATTGCATGGAGTGAAGGAACTTCTATTATTGTAGAATCAGATAATGGCTATAATGTATTAGTTGGCGGTAAATTATTTTTTACCTATAATGACCATCCACGTCAATTAGTTACAATTAATTCAAAATTAAAATCTACAGCCGCAGGTCGCTACCAATTACTTGCTCGTTATTATGATTACTATAAAAAATTACTAAAGCTTGATGATTTTTCAGCACCATCTCAAGATGCTATTGCTATTCAACAAATTAAAGAATGTAAAGCTCTTGATGATGTAGATAATGGAAATATTGAATTAGCAATAAAAAAATGTAGTAATATTTGGGCAAGTTTTCCTGGAAATGATTATGGCCAACATCAACAAAAAATATCTTCTCTTATTGCTATATATATAGATTCTGGTGGAGAGATAAAATCATGAAACTGAAACAAAAAATAATTACAGGTTTTTATATTTTTATTACTATCGTTATATTGTCTGCTTTTATTTTTTCGGGAGTAAAAGTTTATAATTGGTATTATGGAATTAAAACGACT